TATGGCATGTGTGCTCATGTTGGATATGGGTGGGCTGATGCCGATATCGCTCACACTATCACACAAGAAGGTAGACGATGTATCAGACTACTAGATAGTGTGGCCACCACTTATGGTTATGAGTGCCTCTACGGTCACACTGACTCAGCATTCGTGAAAGTACCTAGTGTAGAAGAGGCTCATGCATTAGCCGAGCGTATCACATCTGCTGTACAGGGTGACACGGGCAATGTTATGCTCTTTGCTGAGTTAGAGGCTTGGATGCCGTACTGGTTGCTCACTAAAAAGAATAGATATGTCGGTAAAGTAGCATGGCCTGAGGAGGACAATGGTAAACTCAAGGTTGCCGGCTTTGGTATGAAGGCATCAAACACTGCACCTATCTCGAAAAAGATACAGAAGGGTGTCTTCGAGTTGGTCTGTAACGGCGCTGACGAGAGTGAGGTAGAGAAGTTTGTCCACCCTATAGCCATGAGTGTTAGGAATGGTGAAATAGAACTCGCAGAAGTGTCTATGAAAACTAGACTAAGCATGCACCTCAAAGACTACAAAGTTCTCAGCGGTGCTTCCAAAGCAGCGACATATTACAATGAAAACAATCGTGAGAAGTTCGGTAAAGGTGACTCAGTTCCTTGGACATACATCGAAGAAGAGCCAGGCATTATGGCCTACCGTGAACCTCAAGACTTGGATGGCTACACTTTAGATGCCAACACAATTCTAAAGAAAATGCTATACACCAAGTTGGACAGTGTATACTCTACCCTATCTTGGGACCTAGACAGAGCATTAGGTGCTCCTAGTCCCAAAGCGTACGGGTGGTGGTGATAATTATGGAAGAGAAGAAGAAATACAGACAGACAACATTGCATGAGTTCATGCCGGAAGCGACGAGACAAACCACCTTGGAGGAGTTCCTCTGACCGAAGAACAACTACCAACGGACTCCGTTCTGTGGCGTGTAGCACACATGTTACGAGAGAAGAATGAAAAGTATGGCGACAGTGTCATGGACCCACTCAGAGTATTCTATCAGGGTGACGAAGAAGTAGCGGCACTGATTAAGATACGTATGGACGACAAACTATCCCGTCTCGCTCGCGGTAGTGAGGGGATAGAGAGTGACTTAGACATCTACTATGACCTAATAGGGTATCTAACCTTACTCATTGTCGCCTTGGAAAAACAAGGTGAGAAGAGTGAGTGAGGATTACAGGCCAATGGTCTACGATGACAAGTCCTCCTATGCTTGGACTCCCGAAATGGGCGAAGAGGGTATAGTAATTAGAGTGAGTAAGTCTACCTTGACCAGCACCAAGTGGTGTGCTCAACAACTGTGGCTGTCGAAGAACTACCTAGTCCCTCAAGAACAACGACACTATCTAGTGATAGGCGATGATGTGCACCAAAGTATGGAAGCATTCTATCATAAAGCAGAACAAGATGAGTTAGAGGAGTTACAGAAGGCAGCAAAGGGGGGTCATGACAGGAAAGTATTGGAACATTTTCAATCATGGCTACCGACTAAAGAAGATGTTATTGGGATGAGAAGAGACTCTTCTAAAGATGAGCCATTCTACGAGCGTGACTACAACCACAACATGGAGTGGCTGATGAACAATGAGTTAGTACGTCTAACCCATACAGACGTGGACCAGTTCTTACCCGTTGCGAATGAAGTCAAACTATCTCCTAGAACCACCTTCCATGTCGATGGTCAGGAAGTGGAAGTACAACTGACTGGTATCATAGACCGAGTGTTTACTGATGGCCAGGGTGGCTTGGCTTTGATGGAATTGAAGACTGGTAAGTGGAACGACAGGAAAATGTCTGAGATGCGTATGGAAATGGCATACTACAAGATGCTCATAGAACTATCATCTCCGGAAGAACTTGAAGCCGTAGGTCTCAATGATAAGATAGTAACTCATTGGGGATGGCGTTACAGCGCTGCTGATAGATTAGACTATGAACCAACAAAGAAGGTCAGCGAGAGAGCAATGCAGACCGCATTGAATAAACTCATCAAGATGTATCTAGACCAAGATTTCCCTGTCACTAAAGCAGATTTCAAATGCTCACACTGTGATTACATGGACTTGTGTCCGAAGTTTAGGAGGGATTAGGTGAACATTATCGATTTTGATTTCCCTCGTGAAGCAGGGCTGTTCCGTAAGGTTGTACACAGCCCTACAGAACTTGAGACATATTGGAAATCGTTGAGAAATAGTCAGTGTGCTTACACTAGTGTGTACGGGTTTAGGGCGGTCAAGCCAAGCGGTAAAAGGGGTGAGTACAACACAGCAATAGTCCGTCATTTCGTTCTAGATTTTGATAGGAAGGAAAGGCATGGGTCACTGGTCGTTGATGTACCAGGTGACAAAGTGTTAGAGCAAGTCAGAAGAACACATCAGATGCTAATGGACAAAGACATCCACCATGCGGTGTGGTTCAGTGGTAATGGTTTCCACATATGGATTAAATTATCTAAGACGCATAGACCATCCACTGGAAGTGAAGTATCTATCATCAAGGCTGCAGGTAAGATGGTGATTAATGCATGGAAGGACGCGCTAGACCTAGGATGCATGGACCCCACTGTGCCATTTGACATGGCTAGATTGATTAGAATACCTAATTCTTACAACGCTAAGCAACACGTAGGTAGGTGGAGCATCCCACTCAAGAGTGAAGAACTATTGGAGTGGTCGTGGGACGATATCTGTGAGAGAGCAGAGCGTCACAGAAGAGGTCAGTTCATGTATGGCAGCAATGGAGTAGATTTGCCTATCGAACAGGTTAAGACCAAGCGCTTCAATGTAAGTGGTCCTACACTAGAGTTTGAAACTATTGAAATGAATGGTATTAAGATTCTACCTTGCTTAGTAGAAGCGGCGTGCCAAGTCGGTAGCAACCCGCCTCACGACGCTAGGAAATCCTTGGTTATCTATCTAGCCTCTAGGTTGCGTAACTTCTTACCTGTAGAGAGAACTTCTCAGAAGTCTAGAGAAGAACACGTAGAAATGATATCTAACTACCTTGGCACTCTACACTGGGCTGATTATGATGAGAATGTTACAAGATATCATGTCAGTACAATAGTCAATGGTGGTTACCACCAACACTGTGCATCGTTAGAAGCAGGCGGTTTGTGTTTAGGTAGATGTCAGTTATGGGATGGGACTGGTTCAGTATGAAAGCCCTAATCATCGACAGTAACGAACGCGGACCTCTACCCGAAGCAGTGCTCCGTAGGGCTATGAAAAAGAAACCTCCGGTACCAATCAAAAGAGAGGCATTAGTGATAGGTGATTACCTATGTGGACAGTGGCACTTAGAAGCGAAGTCTGTCTCCGACTTCTTGGAGTCGTTGCGTAGTGGTCACCTCATGCGTCAATTGGATAATCTCGATGCTAACGCTGCAACCTTTGGCATCATCGTGTGGGGTGAGGTGGGGGCATACGTCAAGCAGGTAGAACAACGTGGCGGCTCCACTAATTTTAGTGCTGCAACAAAGCAAATAGCAGGTGGTATGGCTAGAATCGCAGCAGATTTTGGTTGCTTAGTATACCGAGCCCCCAACCTCATGGAAGCATCCCACTTCATAGTGGGTCTGCATGAGAAGACATACAAAAGTGCTAGTAGACACGGTGCACAAGCAGTACGTCGTGTTTCAAGCAACGATGTTAGAGTGGATATGTTACGTACCATCCCTGGCATCGGTGACGAAATGGTAGACAACATACTCAACGCTTGCGGTAGCATAGAAGAAGCAGCGTGCGGCGACTGTTTGAGAAACGTCAAACGTATGGGTAAAGTCCTCCGAGGGCGAGTCATAGAGGCATTAACGAGTGAAGATGAAGTCAGAATCGAGCGTCGTTCTTCTTGATATTATTGTGTTATTCTTTTCTGATATAGTAAGTAAGTTCATAAGCCTAGTCTGATGCCGGTGTCTTATGGCAAGAACCTGGGAAGATTATACAGCCGTGAAGAAATACCCGATACTGAGAGACTATGTGGACAGATTTAGAAAGACCTCTTTCTATAATGAGACGCCTGCATTACTGTCGTTCTTCTTTTTGCAAGGACAGGCAGTAGTAGACTATGTGAGAATACCCGTGTGGGCATCCTATTTGGACCCACGATTCCATGTGTTTTGGATTCAACCGACTCGGTCGGGTAAGTCCATCGCATGGGAGTTCATCGGTGAGATAGCACGGCACGCCAGTATAGATGCTGATATGTTCACATCAGGCACTGACGCTGGTCTCATTGGTTCGTTCCAAACACACAAGGATGAAGACGGTAACTACTACACCGAAGAAGTGCCTGGCCTACTCAACGGTAAGAAACTACTGAACTTCGATGAAGGTAGTATCTTACTACAGCCTAGCCCAAAGCAGTTCTTCCAAGAAGTTATCCTTTACTTGCAACAATCAATGAACCCCATTGGTAGCCACAGTAACACACTCACAAAGCACATGAAGGACGGGAAGATTGAGACTGAGTCCCGTGTATCTTTTTGGATTACCACTTTCCCTCCAGCAGGAGTGAAGGAATATGTTCTGACTAAAGGTCTCTTCCAAAGAGTGCTATTGTTCTATGCCCCTTGGGATAATGACAAGAGAATGCAGGTATCTAAGAGGCGTATGAGAGGGCTGTGGTCAGACGAGATGAAAGAAGTCAGAAGCACAGAAGACCTAGCACAGCATTTCATTGAAGTTCAAAGCCTAGTCAGAGAGCATTTGTTCGCATGCTCTAACATCGATGGACAAATGTGGGAAGACTTGGATGAGAACATCAAAGAAGAGAGAGCAGAGAGGGAGGCCATAGTAAGAGGCGCAGCCCTACAGTTATTCAGGAAGAGTAGGGACTTCGATGCTGCTGTTGACATGGCAGTTGAAGAGTTCTACAGATTAGTCAGTGGTATGGATGCTAAGTTGAGCGATGTAGTCCTCTCTTTCATGCCTAACATAGAGAACTATCTCAACATACTGGCTACCCACTTAGTGCTCATTGAGAAGAATGAAGCACGCAACAGTGGAAACTATGACCCCAGTGAGGTCTGGACTGTACGCGGAGAGCACATCGACATGGCCATGGAGATATTGTATGACGTCTATGAAAGACTGATTGTGTGGCTAGAGAGTGACTTAGAACTAGGTGCTACTAAGGCAGCAAAGATTGCAAAGGTAGAATCGTGGCAGAAAGCGATTGACGCCTGTAAGAACTACGACCTAGGCGACCATAGAGGTGATGGTTGGGTCTTGAAGAAAGATGTAATCAAATCCTATGGAAGGCTGATGGACCGAAGCCAGCCGGTAGTGTACAAGCACTACAATGACCTGCGTAACTCTTTCAAGGAGACCAAGGTATCTGGAGTGCCCTACGTAAGATGGAGTGGTGAAGATAATTGACAGGTATGATGGCATTAGATATAGAAACGAGTAACTACTCTTGGGAAATAGGTGGTTGGTCAAACACACATCTGTTCGACCCGTCAGTGGTGTGCACCTGGGATGGTGAAAAGGCACACCTGTTCTCGAAGTCTTTCATAGACGTAGACGGTGCTGAATGGCACCCACTGCACCCTAAAGAGTTAGGCGAACATCTAGAGAAGCACGTAGAAGATGGTGGGCAAATACTAGGACACAACCTTATGGGGTTTGATTTACCAGTATTGCGAGATGCTCTAGATTGTTTCTATGCAGGGCACTTGATGTCCAAGTCAGACGAACTCGTGGTCGACACATCAGCCATACTGAGAGGCATTACTGGTAACAGTCATCACCTAGACGACGTGTGTAAACACACATTGGGTGTAGGTAAGACACAAAAGAGTGAAGACGCTCCTAGGTTATGGGCAGAAGGTAAGTATCTAGAGGTAGCCAAGTATTGCATAAGCGATTGTCAATTGAACTATGACCTGTGGGTACATGGTAAAGACGAAGGTTTTGTCAAATCAAGAAACTCTGAGACTGGAGTCATAGATAACATAGAGGTGATATGGTGAACTGTTTAGAAGACGCACCTAGTGAGTTCTTCAAGGAGTTCTACGTCACAGTGTGTGATTTTTACGGGATTGACCCCGATTTATTATTCATCCATTTGATGGAGGAAGAAATATGAGTGAACAAGAAAAGCAAACAGGAAGAGAAGCACAAATGAGTAACATAAAAGCAGCCATGAATGTGGCTGAGACCGTTAGGTCTACTTTGGGTCCAGCAGGTATGGACAAGTTACTGACGAACGGAAACCACCACATCGTAACTAACGATGGTGTGACAGTGTTAAGAGAATTAGACACAGCACACCCTGGTGCACAGATGATGGTAGAGGCGAGCCAAACGCAGGAGGCTGTCTGTAAAGATGGCACTACAAGCGTGGTAGTATTGGCAGGACAGATGCTGGCACTAAGCCAAGGCCTATTGATGAGAGGAATACACCCTCGTGTAGTCTTGAGGTCTTTCCAATCAGGCAAGAACCTAGCCTTAGAGCACTTGGAGTCTCAAGATATAGAAATACTAGACGCTGCTAAGACTGCCCTGCGCGGTAAGGCTGCAGAGAGTGACCTAGATTATGCTGCTGAGTTGTGCCTAAAGGCATGTAAGAAGGCGGATGGTAACCTAGACCACATTAGAGTAATCACACAAGCAGGAGGTTCTCTAAGCGACTCTTATGTACAGGATGGTTTGGTCATCAACAAGGAGTTCGCTAACGATATAGAAGAGAAGTCCATGGAAGGTAACCTAAACATCCTCCTCCTCAATGGTGGGCTTGAAGGGTATGATTTCAATGAGGTTCAAATGCAAGTCGAGAACATGCAACAACTGCATGAGTTGAAGCAACAAGAGTTAGGTATGTTAAGCGAGTTAGCATCTATGGTTGCAGGAGCAGTAGGACCTCAAGGAGTGGTCTTCGTCAGAGATAGTGTCCATGAAGCCGTGGCACACTACCTAGCACAACATGGCATCCCGTTGGTGACTCGTTTGCAACAAAGCGACATGGAAGGACTGTCTAGATTACTCAACCTCCCTATCTATCATCGTGTAGTGGATGTAGATGAGCCTATCATGGCTACTAACGCTGCTGTTAAACAGGAAAGGATAGGTGACTTAGACTTCGTGACAGTATCAGGAGAAGGAGAAGCCACTTGCTTAGTTGTAAGAGGTGCTACTCGTCAGACGATAGAGGAATATGAAAGAGCCTTTGACGATGCTATTGGGGTGACTTGCTTAGCCATGAAAGATGGTGGTAAAGGGTTCCCTGGTGGTGGTGCATCATTCTCAGCAGCCTCAATGACCGTAAGAGAGCATGCCTCTACACAACCTAACATGACAGCGAGAGAGAGGATGTGCCTCGAAGCATACGCTGATGCTCTAGAGATAATACCTGCAGCCATAGCAAACAATGCGGGCATGGACCCACTAGACGTAGTCATGGAACTGCGCTCTGCAGAGGATGGCATAGGTCTGTACATAGATGACCGAGGAGTAGGAGAGATTTGCAATACTTTAGAGAAGGGTGTAGTAGAACCGGAGTCTCTAGTCAAGCAAGTCATTAGTAGTGCTACTGAGGTAGCCACTGCAATCTTGAGAATAGATGACATCATGGCCATGAGGGAGCAGAATGCTGGACTGGCTTGAGCCGATACACATATTGGCGTTTTGTTGCGGACTACCTATAGTGGTGATAGGGTTCTATACATTGCTACAATGGGCTGACAGGACAGTGTATTTACTATTGAATGCACCTTCTTCTTGGCCCCGAGACGAGGAAGAATGATAAACTACGCCCCTGTCTCACATATTGAAGACGCGCCAGCGGCTCAGTGAGGGAGGAGAATAAAAACCGATTGCTTCTGTGGCTAAAGGCTATTGTGTTTCTTTCTTTCTCTTCTTCCCATCTTCTCCCTCACGGCCCATTCACATTCAACATGATAAGCGAAGCGATGATGGAATTAGTGCCTGCCTGGATTATCAAATTAATTCAAAGGCTTCTAACATAGCCTCCCAATAATCCCAATCCCAATCAGGATGTTTTAATTTCAAATCAACATCCCTATCTTTCGCAGTACCCATCCTAAAAGACCACCTATGTCAACGCTGACACCTTGGTCTTCTTCTAACATCAATACCCCTGCTCAAACTTGCTGGGCTTTTTCATCTCACGAATCTGCTGTGCAGCGAAACGTATCTTTTGGGTGCTATGCAAACTCCAAAAAGAATCCTTCGCCACTTGAAACTCTTGCTCTATTAGACGACACAATTCATACCTTGAACTAGTCCTCAAATCCTCGTCAATCTTTAGACCTAAGACCTCACTAACTTCTTCGTCAGTGTACTTGACGCGCCTGTCTAACCAAACATAGACGTTGCCCATGAAGGACATTAACTTACGAGCGAACCAGTGCCACAACGACATAGTGTAGAAAGGAAAGCGCTTTCTTTTTTACACTTGTGCTTCAATGCTCCAACTAGTGTTATTTTCATTACCTTTTGGTATGTATGTAGTGTTCATTCTAGCACCCCATTTTACACATACCTTTCTCGAGTTGCTTGCCACATTTTGGACACGCTTTAGATTTCTTAACACCACACATGCCTCCCTTATCGACTGCCGATGTCTTGGTTGGTTTCTTAGGAGCCTTACCACCTGGTGGTTTTAGACTGATAACCATCACCATTCCTTTCTTATTCTTTGCCAAGTGCATCCCTCCTAGGTCTCTGCCACAGTGCTCCGCAGTCGGGGCATTCCCATATGAGTATTCGGGTGCCTCTCTCGTTAATGTAACGTCCTTCTATACGACGAGCCAGTATGTGAGCACCACAATCAGGGCAGTCTTGACTTAATCTTTGCAACAACTGACCCATACTATCAACTCAACAATCAATGGCGCCCACGAAGTCTGGATGTGTCTTTACATGGTTGTAACATTGTTTGAGTAAGTTGTATTGGTTCTTAGAACCAGCAACATCTAACTCGAAGTTGCCATGAAATGAAGTGATAGCAGATTTGTCAGCCAAGTAGTTGGCCTCTGTAGAATAGACAAACCCGCTGTAGATTACATGGAAGGTATCAGTTGGTATTTCTTCGTCATTTGCATCTAACGTGGTGGTTCTCACCTTCTCTATAGTAGTGTGCTTGATTATGCAATAAGCGTCAGGGCAAGTGATGCCGTGTTCTGTAGTGTAACTTATCCTCAGCGCCATCATATCACCGTCTGTGTGTCTGCTGTATGTATTCTGCCTAGGGGGTGGTCTTCAAAGAAGTTTGGTTGCACAGGGTAGTATATTCTGTAACCTGTAGGTGGAGCACTCCCTAGATGAGAAAGCAAATCAGCAGGGAAATCTAACAACGCTTGTCTGTATGCTGCTAATTGACTTCTCTGTATGCTTGCCAAAGCATCATACACTAGAGGTTTGGATTGATACCAATCCACATACTTCTCTAAGAGTTGGTTTCTACCACCTCTCACATTAGCCCACAACTGCTCTGTAGTAGGGGCGGTCTCATTCGTCATTATTGTTGTTCCATCTGGTAGTGTCGCTGTATTCATTTAATCACTCTCTCAAATCAAAGTATGCTATCATTCTAGTCGGTCCACACTGCATGACATAGTTCGCTGCATCAGTGGCTCGTACATTCACCCGCATCAAACTCTATGTCGAAGTCTTCCTTAATTGATGAAAACACACCACCGCTTGAACCACTTGAGTCGATAGTTTGAGTCTGTCCAGAAAGACCCGAGCCATTTCTGTATACTTGCACCGTGACAGTTTGTGAATCCTCATTACCGCTGTTGGCACAAGCGAAAGCGATTGCCCTCAATGTGCAGTCTTTAGGTAGTGCTATCCCGAAGTCAGAACCACTGCTGTCGTTTGAGGTGTTCCTAGCACCGTTACCGTATGAGATGAAGAACCCATTCGCATTCCCTGCTGCGGCGGTGCTACTGATGTAGTTGTCACTCTCTTCACCGACGACGTTGAATCCTTGGTTGCTTCCGTTAGGGAATGTCACAACACCAGTAGATGCTCCTGTCATCCAAACAGGTGAGCCGTCACCGGATGAGATGGATAGTTGGTCATCACCTGTCGCACTAGAAACATCAGCAGCCCCTATCACAACATTGTTACTACCTGTGGTGATGTTGTCACCTGCATTTGTTCCCAAGCCGATGTTATTGTTACCGTCATTGACGTTAGCCAAGGCCTGTTCTCCTACAGCGGTGTTGTCGCTACCATCATCGAGGTCGTATAGCGATTGGTAACCAATTGCCGTATTTCTGTGTCCATCAATTACAGACCCTCTACCTGCTTGATACCCTATCGCCGTGTTGTAAGTCCCACTACCGGCACCATTAGCACACCTTAGGGTTTGATAACCTAGACCTGTATTACCAGTACCTGTAGCATAGTACCCTGATTGCACCCCTATCATTGTGCTATAAGTTCCAACTTGGTAACCTGATTGATAACCTACAGCGACAGTTTGTTCTTGAGTGCTTGGAGTATTACCCCAAAAGAATCCTGCCTCTGCACCAATGGCTGTGCTAGTGGAAATGCTTCCCCCGAAGAACCCACCAGTGTTTCTACCAACTGCTGTGTTGAAGTTACCTGTGATACTAGCCCCTGCGCTCTTACCAAGCCCTGTGTTATGCGTACCCGTGTTGTTTTGTCCGGATAAACTACCAATGTAAGTACACTCTGCATCGTCAGTGGTAGCATTACCTGCCTGGTAACCAACTGCGGTGAAATTGGTAGCAGAGGTTACCACTTTCCCAGCATCATATCCTATCGCTACATGGTTACCTGCTGTTGATGCTGCACCTAGAGCGTTGGTACCTATTGCGGTGCTGTTACCGCCTGTCGAGACAGAGTCCCCTGCTTGACTACCAATGAATACGTTGTTGTCTCCAGTAGTAATTGACGAGCCTGTCGCATATCCTATTGCTATATTCTTGAAACCTTCTGTGTTCGCCGTTAGTGTGTTGTACCCTACCGCTACGTTCTTTGTCCCATTAGTACCGTTCAATGCGTCTAATGCCCCTATCCCTACCGCTACGTTGTAATCTTGTGTGTTAGTTGGTGCACTACCTAAGAACAGAGAGTACGTTGAAGTCTTACCATCGGATAAATCATTGATTGCAGACGCACCACCTCCTGCATTCGCCTCTACGAACGCTTTGATAGATTGTTGACTGGCTACTTTAGTTGCGGAATTACTTGCGAAGTCATCTTCATCAAGTATGTCAACAGTTGCAACGAAGCCTAAGTTATTTTGCATATATGTCTGCAATACAGATGTATCCATTCTCTTTAGTGTTCCAGCATCACTTATGACAAACTCATCTGTTGATGCAAGACCGCTTGTTAGAGCAGTTGCTCCTGTGATATCTGATACAGAGAAGTTCATGTCATCAACAACAAAATCCATGTTGTTGTTTGCATCATCATAAGTAACAGAAACCCTAGTCTTAGTACCGCCAGTTGCCACTAATGCCCCTGCGATATCTTGCACTTGCTCAGTAGATAGTTGAGTATCTGTATTAGTGGTGAAGGTCAGAGCACTCTGCATATAGTCTTGAAGGACAGAGATATCCATCCTCTTTAGAGTCCCAGCGTCACTCAACACTAATTCATCAGTCGATGCTAAACCACTAGTTAGAGCAGTAGCACCTGTGATGTCCGAGACAGAGAAGTTCATGTTATCTACGGCTAGGTCTATTGTACCATCGCTGTCTTGGTATGTTGCCGATATTCTAGTTTCTGTGTTACTACTAAACATGGCCCCAACAATGTCTTGGACTTGTTCATCGGACAATTGAGTGTTAGTGTCACTGAGAGATATTGTCCCACTAGCGTTAGGTAACTGTATGGTTCTGTCAGCGGTTGGGTCTACGATTGTCAGAGTCGTTTCGTAAGCATCTGCTGTTGCCCCTTCAAACACGAAGGCGTTCTGTACATTCACTGCAGTTTGATTGACGGTGGTAGTGGTACCATCCACTTGCAAATTGCCTCGGACTATGACTGTAGTATCATCACCACTATCTCCTATGTATAGCGTGTCGTCACCTGTAAGAGATGCTAGTGCTGTACTGACATTAGACTTATCAGTAACATCTGCCGATGCCTCTATTCCATCTAACTTAGTCTTGAGTGTGGTAGTGAAGTTCTTCTGAGTGAGTCCACCATCTCCTACTGAATAGGTCGTGTTGGTGTCAGTCGCGTTGATGTCAGTGCCGCTAATTGCTAGGTTATTGTTAGGGGTAGCAAACACAATAGCACCTGCTGAGTCATCCCAAATGAGAATCCTATCACCGTTAGGGTCTGATAGATTCTCTATTCCTAAATGACTTAGATTTACGGTTGCACTACCACTTGTAGCACCACCGCTCAATCCAGTACCTGCGACTACAGCGGTGATATCACCGGAACCCGAACCAAATCCTTGTGCCTCTATGTAATCATATACTGCATTACCTGTAACTAAACCTGCTTCTCCATTGGCAACACCGCCTGAACCATCAGTCGCTACGGCTTTGACAGCAGCAGCGCCTAGACCGAGGTTAGTTCTAGCAGTTCCTGCGTTGGCTAAATCTGACAGGTTGCTGGCTTTCGCCAGTTTAGTACCGATGCTTGTAGTAATAGTTGATGAAAAGGATGCATCATCATTGATTGCGGCAGCCAATTCATTCAATGTGTTCAATGCTCCTGGTGCAGAGTCAACAAGGCCTGCAACTTCCGCGTCCACATATGCCTTGATTGACTGCTGAGATGCAGCGTGTGTTGCAGAGTCAGAAGCCATGTCATCTTCGTCTTTGAGGTCTAGATTGAGTGTCGCAGACCCACTGTTAGCACCACCGGAAAGTCCGGTTCCTGCAACGACAGCCGTGATATCACCGGAACCAGCACCGAAACCATATGACAGAATCTTGTCCTCTATCGCTGCGGATGTCATTATACTAGTGTCGTTGTTAGCAAAGGACTCGCTACTGAGTTGAATGCTGTTGGCTGCAAACTCCGAGACAGTCAAGCCTGCGACATTGAGGGTAACTCCACCACTGTTACCCCCACCACTCAGACCTGTCCCTGCAGTAACGCCTGTTATGTCGCCTGTGGTGGTTGAGTAACCGTACGACTCAATCTTGTTAGCGATAGCCGCAGATGTCATCAGCGATGTGTCGTTATCTGTAAAACTGGTGGCAATTGTAGTAACAGTAGCACCACTTCCTATCTGAATACCCGAATTGTTTGCTGTGAGTTTGGTTGAGCCACCTGTTTCAAGTGTTACCACATCAGGAGTAAATCCAATTTTTGTATTTGTGTCTCCATCATGTATGATGTTTGTGGCCACTGTCAAGGTACTGACAGAGGGGTCCGTCCCTATGGTGGTGATGAAACCTGAGTCATTATTGAAAGCAGACAATGGTATCTCAGAGATTAGTTTCCTTCTGTCTGCACCATTGTCTAGAATAATTAACTCGTCCTCAGAAGAGTTGACTGCCTGTGTCATATCAGTAAGTTCAGATAAATCTACATTGAGTGTCACTCCACCACTGCTACCGCCTCCAGACAGCCCAGTGCCGGCTGTGACGCCTGTTATGTCTCCTGCATTACTGGTATAACCAAAAGACTGTATCTTGTCCTGTATCGCCGCAGCAGTCATCAGCACTGTGTCACTGTCGCTAAAGGACTCGGAACTTGTCTGCAGACTATTAGCAGCCAACTCACTTACTGTGAGCCCTCCCACATTGAATGTCAAAGTCTCATTATTGCTTTGGTCGGTAGTGAAGTTCCCTCCACCAGACAGTCCTGTCCCAGCAGAGAGAGTTATGGTTGCGTCGTTAGCGGCATCAGCAGTTGTCTGTGCAGTGCCGTTGACTCTGAGAGTTCCTGTTAGGTTGATATCCCCAGCCACGTCTAATGT